GTGATGGCCTCAATCGCCCATTCGGCCAGCAGGGCTTTGTATCCCAGACGAATCATGCAGGCCGCAACAACGACCAGCGCCACGGCCATAATGGCAACCGTAATGATAGTAGCAGTATTCATACCTTATCCCCTTTCTCAAAACAGCTTGGAAAGCGCCGCCTTTGTCTGCGTTCCAACGATGCCGTCCGCAGTCAGATTGTGCGCCGCTTGGAATTCTTTGACGGCCTTTTCCGTGTTTGCTCCGAAGATTCCGTCTTGGTTGATGCTCAACGCCCCTTGAAGCGCGGCATTATACAGCCGCTGCGGATAGCCGCTGGTCGGCTTCTTCAGATTTCCGGGACCGAAGATTTCAGCCGCCCAGTTGGATGTATACGCCGTCGAACCGGGCATGTTGGGAATCCCTGCATATTGGTACACCGACACATAGCCCGTCTTGATGTCGTTGATGCGGATCTCCCAGTGCAGGTGGCTTCCAGTGCTGTGGCCCGTGCTTCCCTCAACACCGATCAGGTCACCCGGCTTCAGCTTTTGACCTGCGGCCACGTTGATTTGCGACAGATGCCCGAAATACATATAGTAGTCCGTGCACCCGACCCGAAGCACAACACGCTGACCAAAGCCCTTTTTAGGAAGCGTTGCGCACTCCCATCCAGCACGAATTACTGTACCGTATACGGGGGAGTAAATGTGCTTGTCTCCGATGCCCACGAGGTCATAGCCTTGGTGATATGTGCCATCCGACCTCAGATGCCTATACGCTTGCGATACTCTGAAAGTGTTCTTATACGGGGAAATCAAAATCAATCCACCTCCATTTCAAACAAAAAAGCCGCGCTGACCATCAGCACGGCTTCTCTCAACACTTTATAGCATCGTATTCGGCTTGCAGGATTGCTCTCTGCTCACCATAATTTTCCGGTTCTTCTCCTGTCTCAACTGAAATATCCTCCCAGCAATCCAGAAGATGAACCGCAGATGCCAATAGAGCTTCGAGTTTTTGTTCTCGGCTCAATCAAAGCACCTTCCCATCAGGACTCTTTCGGGCGCGGGCCGCAGATACGGAGTGCCTGAGCTTTTGTCAGCTCGCCCTCATCCACCTTTTCCCACACGCCGACGGCGGTGATTTTCTTCATGCGATACATGGTGCGATAAAACTGTTCCTTACCCATTACAGTTCGCCTCCCATAAACATCGTTTCCAGTACGCTCACGCGCTCTTCCAGAGAGGGTGCAGCTTCATCGGCGGTCGTCCACGCCTCTGCATAGACCCACCAATCATCAGCTGCAGCCGTGATGCTCTCTTCGGTCTCCTCCGCATAATCAGCGCCCAACTTACAAAGCGCCGTGGTGCATTCCCACGAAATGCCGCCATGCTCCCCTTCGGGAGCCTCATTCTGCACTTCGTGAGCGTCTTTGCGCAGATACAGCCACGCCGTGCCATCCGGCAATTTTTCCAGCGTCACTGCCTGCGGATTATGGTCTAGATTTTCAGTAAAAATCATGCTGCTAACCTCTCTTTCAATGCTTTTCTTTGAGCTGTTACGCGAACAGACAACTTTGCCGCCTTAAACAGCTTCTGTTGCTTCAATGTCTCCATAACTGCACGAGATTTTGTCCAGTCAAAGTAGCCGTTATAGCTCACCAGTTTATACGACCTCCAAACTGGGATATATCCCTGCCGCGTAACATCATCTTTTGCTCTTAGGTACTGCCGCCGTGCTCTCAGGAAAATTCTGGGGCGTATCGTGGTGTAGGTACGGTGCATTACATAGCCAGCCATGTCCAAACCCGGACACCCTTTCGCCGCTCCCGTCAGGCGTCGGCGCTGATGTTCTTCAGTCGCGCTTAGAAAATCCACCCGAACCCACTCGGTTTTTATGGTCAACCCAAGTTCAGCCAGCGCCCACTTAGTCAATTTCCGGGCCGCACTTTGTATATCGGCCCATCGTCGCCCAAGTAGAACAAGATCGTCCATATAGCTACCGCTGCGGGTCACAAACGGCGTGGATGCTCCGCGGCGAGTCTTTGCATAGCTCAGCACCTTTACCAGCATATAGCTGGCAACAAGGTTGAAAAGCCACGCTTCGAGGTATCCGCCAATGAGCAGTCCCTCGCCCGGTGCCATCGCCAGCAAGCAGTTGATGACCTCCAGCAACCATGTCGCTCCCGGAATTTCACGTCGCAGAATGTCCATCACGACAGCCTGTTTCGTATGGGCATACGCCCCCTGCACATCCAGCTTGACTGCGTGTTGAATTCCAAGGCTTTTCCTGCGAAGCCAACGCTCAACCTGACGTTTTAGAGCAATTTGCCCCTTTCCGGGGATGCTGGCGAATTGATACGGAAGCAATTTCGCGCGAAGCAGCGGCCGTAGTCCGATCACCGCCAAATGTCCAAAGGCTTGGTGCATCGGGCAGCAGTTGGACAGCTCACGCCGTTTCATGCTGATTCCATCAATTCGATAAAATACGCTCACAGGTTCAAGGTCAAGGTCATCTGTCTCGCCATCCACAAGGTCTTCCACACGCTGTTCCATTTCAAGAGCAATGCTGTTCACTGCTTCCAAACGCGGATTCCAGTCGTTTAACCGGGCGGCGCGCGATAATTCTGCACGGCTCACACCTCCATATTTCTCCACCGTGGCGAGGTAATCCCGGCGGAACCATTTTTTATCAAACGCTTCAAGGACAGCCTGCTCACACATTGCGTGCGTGAGCTGTAAGAACCTCTTTGTTTTCATATCCTTAAAGCCTCCAAACTTGCTGATGTTCAACGACTTTCGGTTGCCGTCCCTGGCCTTAAATCAGGCAGAACGGATTTCTACTACTCGCCGCAACGCAGTCCCAAAAACTGCGGCCACGCTCTCACCAATGCGTCCGTATCTCTCGAAACGCTCAGCTGCATGGTGTCGGTATAACATGATCTTAGTGGTCAAGCCACAGGCGCAATGAAACGCTTATGCCCTTTTGAGGGCTATTTTATCATCAGCATGCCGGGGCACACCGTTCCAGTTCGCCGTGCCGGGGCCATTGTTGCCATTCGCGCAAGGCAGGCCGCAGTTAGCACCGTCATCCAGGTTGCCACCGCGCCAAGGGGCGTACACGCCCGCCGAACTGGGCGAATTGAACGCAGCCACACGCCGCTTCATTGCTCCAAAAACAATCGGCTTGTGGCGATGGTAAACCATCGCCACAAGCAGGAGAAATCGTCTACGGGGGTTTCAGGGGGTTACACCCCCTCTATGTGCCTACGGCACATATTCACCCTCTCTTTTTGCCCGATCCAGCAAGCCGGGGCACACCGTACCAGTGCGCCGCGCCGGGGCCATTGAGGCCATCCGCGCAAGGCAGGCCGCAGGCAGCACCGGCAGCCAGGGAGCCACCGCGCCAAGGGGCGTACACGCCCGCCGAACTGGGCGAACTGAACGCAGCCCGTACATAGGTGGAGCCACTGCCATTGAACTTTTCATACATCATGGCTTCCGCGCCCAGCTTGCCCATCTTGCGGATATAGTGCCACGACCAAGTCGCCTTGTCGTTCAGGTCGAAGGAGCCGGTCTGGGCATAGTCCGAAGAAATAGAACCAACCTGCTTCTCACCGCTCTTGCAGGAGAACACATCGTAATGCCAATGGTCATCATCGACGAGGCTTGCTTTCCACAGAGGGTCCAGCTGCTCGACGTATGCGCCAATCTGCATCTCGATGCCCGCCACGCGGTACGGATATTTGCCGTTCGTCAGATTACCACGGCATCCATCGCTGTGACCCGGAACCGCCTCAGTCGTGCCGGACTCCCACGGCATAGTAGAGACCAGCATTGTGGTTGTGGTGTCAATGGGAGCATCCAGCTCAAGGTTCAGAGCCACATACTCGGTATCGTTCACGGTCACATTGGTAATGCTGGAAATCTTGGCCCAGTTGAAAATGTCATGGTTATAGGACAAATTGCGGTCTGTGCTGGTATTTTCGCCGCGCTCGCCCATACATACCGCAGAACCCACGAGGAAGTTTGCGCCCTGCGCTTTCGTCACAAGCACACGCTTTACTCCGGTCTCGGCCACCGCCGGGGTATACTGGTAATTGTAGGACGTGCAGCCCTCCAGCTTGCCGCTGTTGCTCAGCGTCCAATGGCGCAGCCGCCACTGGGCCAGAACATACTGCTGGTCGCAGTCAGTCCACAGGGCATCATAAGCCGTGATCTTACGAGCCAGAGGGATGGCATCGTTGGCGCTTGTCCACGGCATCGGGGGCAGTCCGGCGCCGCTGGTCATGCCGCCCTTGGAATTTTTACCGCCATGGAACGCAGGGTGCCATGTCAGCCAGCGGCGGCTCTTGTTCGGGGCTACATCACCAGCCATAGGTTCATAGCCACCGCCGGAGAAGGTACGCCAACTGTTATAGATATAGGTGCCGTCCTCCCATTCTTTCATGGTCAACGCCAGCGCAAAGCAGTAGACGGGAGCAGTCTCGCCCGAAAGGTCAAACTCTGCTTCGCCCTCCAGCGCCAGCACATTCATGGTGCCATCTTCCAGAGAAAGCGCATTCGCACGGATATACCATGTAAACGGATCTTCCTCAGACCAATCCGCTGTCTCAGGGCTTGTATCCGTCAGGAGCGGCGCAGCTTCACGGCCATCCGCCAAGTCATCCAGCGGAGTGCCTGTATAGTCGCTACTCACATCATCGCCGTAAAAGCGCACGGTGTAGGTTTTGCCTTTTGTATACTTGGCCAGCATCTTGGCGAAACGCTCCAAGCGCTGGTATTTTGTCGCGCCGTTTCCGGTAGACAGTGGCCACCAATTCCAGAACACCTCACTCGTGTTCTGACCATCCAACAGGCCATCGAAGATTGCATCAACGAACTCAGCACCAGCATTACCAGCAGCTATGCCAGTCAGAATGTCGTTTTGCCTTTTTAATTGCTCGATTGCTTCCTTTGCCGATTCATCCGTCACCGGATGACCAACAAAATCCCAACCGTCCATTGCTCGTTCTC